TATTCAGGATGGAATATGATTAACAAAAACCAATTGTTATTTTTAACTGAGGATGAAGCGGGTTTGAATAGTTTGAATTACGCACCGTTTAATATTGGGGCATTAGCTATTCAAACAAATACAGCGTATTCAGCAACAAGTAGAGCAGTTAAAGAGGCAGCGGGCAGATTGTCAGCATTGACAACCACAGCACGAACCTTAGCGGTTAGAATAGGCACAGTATCAGGCACAGTAATATCTTAGACTATGAAATATAAATTTGACAATTATAACATGGAAATCATTGACCCTACAATCGTCAGGCTGCAATACACTGGCGAACACGGGTCACAATCTATGCAGGTGGCAGCCACGTTACAGACTCCCAATGGTTCACGCTTTGGCGGCATTGACTTAGGAGTGTTTGTATATGCTGAGCCTTTTACGGATACTCAACTTATGGCGTGGGCTTTAGCTGAACTTGAAAATTACAGAGTACCATAAAGGATATATGCAGAATTTAAAATTAACTAACTATTATAACCAAAGTAAACCAACAGAAACAATAATTTACTGATGACTATATAATTAACATTATGAAAAGTTTTACATTTACTACCATTATAGCATCTATATGTACCATATTATCACCGGTTGTTCCTATGATTGTTTTAGCTATTTTAATGATATTTATTGACACAGCATTTGGTATTTGGCGGACTGTGCAGTTAAGAGGTTGGGATAATGTATTAAGTAAAAAACTATCAGATATATTTGGAAAAATTATAATTTATAGTCTTGCTATTCTTATGGCATTTTTTGTAGAAAAATATATAGCCGCGGATCTTATAGCAGAGTTTATTTCAGTAGAGTTAATCATGACTAAAATTGTAGCGGGAGCAGTAGTCTATACAGAATTAAAAAGCATAGATGAAAAATATAAACAAGTTACAGGAAAAAGCTTTTTAAGAGGTCTTAGAAAAATTGTAACTAGAGCTAAAACAGAAAAAGACAATCTAATTAATTAATCATGTTACTTAAAGAAGGAACCAAAGGAGAAAGAGTTAAAGAACTTCAAAGAATTCTTAATCTTTCTAAAGTAGACGGTCTTTATGGTCAAATTACTAAACAAGCTGTTATAGCGTTTCAGCAAAAAAATGGACTTAAACCAGATGGTGTTGTAGGAGCTAAAACATGGAAAGTTTTAGTAGATTCTCAAAAACCTATAAAACCTGTATATGAGCCATTACCAAAAGCTGAGGATTTTTCAGATCCTGATGATCAGCTTATTGTAGATATTGTTAAAGAAGAATGCCCTACGTCTAAAAAGCTACAAGAGCTTGCTGCACTTATTCTTAATTTTAAATACACAAGAACAATAAGAAGAATTATATATCATTGTACTGCAACACAACCTTCTGCTACAGTTACTTCTATTCAAAATTATTGGAAAAATAATTTGAAATGGAAATCTCCTGGATATCACATTATAGTAACAGCAGATGGATCTTGGACATTACTTCAAAATTTTAATTTGCCTTCTAATGGTGTTGCCGGCAGAAACAGTGATTCTATAAATATAAGTTATGTAGGAGGTATCAATCCTGCAGGTAAAGCTCAGGACACGAGAACTATAGGACAACATGAAGTATTTGAAACTTGTTATAGACTGTTCAGTGAAGTATTACCTAACGCAACACATCATGGTCATAATGAATTCTCTAATAAAGCGTGTCCCAGTTTTAATGTAAAGAAGTGGATCTCTTCTTTGAAAAAATTATAAATATTTGTGTACTAATTAATTTAGTATTATATTTGCCCTGTAATTTTAAAACTAACATTATGTCAAAAGAAAAAGTATTAGGTATAGTAAGACACATTCTTACATTTGCCGGTGGTATTATTGTAGCAAAAGGTTTTATTCAAGAAACTGCTAGCGAAGAATTAATTGGTGGTCTTATGACACTTATTGGCGTTATTTGGTCTATTGTAGATAAAAACAAAACTGTATAATGAACTCTCCAAAAAAAAATAATAAACCTGTTATTTTTTTAGTCCTAATATCTTTGATATTAGGGCTTTTTCTTGGAGGTATTTTCAAAAAACAAAAAACAAGTAACAACTCTTTAGTAGATGTTATAAACTATAAAGATACAGTTATGTATTATAAGTCTAAATCCGGAAAGTTGATTGCTTATAATAAATCTCTTACTCTTTCATACAAAGATCTTAAAAGAGCTAATGATTCTTTATTTAAAGAAATAGAAGATCTTAAAATTAAAAAACCCACTACTATTACAATAGTAAAAACAGAAATAGTAGTTAAAGAAATAACTGTTCCATATCTTGTTGAGTTACCATGTGATTCATTTTCTATTCCGTTTAATTTTAATGATTCTTGGGTTTCTATAGACGGGAACAGTAGTAATTCTGGTTTACGGTTTGACTCTATTAAGCTAACTAATGATATGCTCATTGTATCAGGGTTAAAAAGAAACGGTTGGTTTAAACCTTCTGAAACAATTGTTTCCGTAAAATCTGAAAATCCATATGTTAATGTTACGGGTCTACAAAATTATACAATCAAAGAAAACTCTCCATTTTATAATAAGTTGTGGTTTAAAGCGCTACTGTTTACAGGTGGAGTAGCTACTGGTGTTATAATCTCAAGATAACTTTTTTCCTTTTCCTTAATATTAAACCTTCTAACTATTAGAAGGTTTTTTTATTTAAACTTGTTTAGTTTAAACTTTATATGTTATATTTGTAAAAAATATAACTAATATGGAAACCAACAAAAAATTTACAGAAGATGAGTTGATTGCAAAAAAAGAAGAAATGTTGCAATTTTACAAAGAATCTATGACTTATCTAGAGGCACAGTATGCTTATGAAAAGATACTTGCTGATATAGATGAGCAAAGATTTAAAAGATCTCAAATTCAGTATCAACTAGCAATGATGCATGTAGCTCAGGAGCAAGAAGATACACCAGAAGAAGAGTTAACAGCTAAAACAAAAAAACTAAAAACTCAGTAAAATGGCTTTAGTAAATCGCATTGAGAAAAAGGCTGTAATGCAAAAATGGGATTTAATTAAATTTCAAATACTCACTTATTGTTATCTTAATAGGGTATCAATAAGTGAGTCTGAGCTTAATTTTTTAACTTTATTAAGTTTAAACGAACCTGTAGAAACTACAAATTTTTGTTTTGATGTATCCGAAGAGGAATCTTGGATTTTTAAATCACAACAATCAGCAAGAAATGCTATTAATAAATGTGAAAAAAAAGGCTTAGTAATTAAAGATCCTGATAATAAAAAACAAATTAAAATAAATCCTGAATTGCGTTTGGGTAAAGATGGTAATATTTTATTTGAACTTAAATTTTTTGCTAAAGATGGTCCCGATAAGAGCTACAAGTTTGATTAATCCTGTTGCCGAAGAACTTAATATTTCAGAAGAAATGTTAGAGGACATGGTAATTTTTTATTATAACAATTTAAGAAAAACTTTATCAGGGTTGGTTGATTTAAAAATTGATGTACCTGGATTAGGACATTTTTTAATTAGACAAGATAAAGTAAAAAGTGCTATAAATAAAACTACCTTAAATTTAGAGGGTTTAGATCCAGGGTCTTTTTCTAGTTATCATTATAAAAAACTACAAGAAGAAAAACTAAAGATGTTACTTTCTATAAAAGATAAAATAGATGAATTTTTAATTGAACGAAAACAATTTAGAGATGAACAAATTAAGTACCATTTGGAAAAAGAGAAAACAAATTCTAGAGGGAATAACTAATAGTGTTCTTAGAGATGAGTTTGTAGAAGACATTGCAAAAACTAGATTAGAAATTTGTAATAATTGTGAATTTAAAGGTAACAAGTGCATGGTTGCTGGTACAGGACCCTGTTGCAATGTTTGTGGATGTTCATTATCATTAAAAACTAGAGCTTTATCAGATCAATGTCCTGAAAGTAAATGGATAGCTGTATTGACTCAAGAAGAAGAAGATAATTTACATAATTTGTAAAAATATAAAACCAATATTATGAGTATAGTATTTAAAGCAAGTGATCATAGTTATACTAGTAATGATGGTAATGATATCAAATGGGTATCTGTAACTAAACTAGTATCTAATTTTAAAGAACCTTTTGATGCGGAAGCTGTAGCAGCTAAGGTTAGTAAAAATAAAAAATCTAAGTGGTATGGTTTAACAGCTAAAGAAGTACAGGCTGCTTGGAAAGAAGAATCTGATAGAGCACTTGAGCTAGGTACATTTTACCATAATCAAAGAGAAGCTGACCTTTGTGCTTTAGCCTCTATTGAAAAAGAAGGTGTACCACTACCTGTATTTACACCTATTGAAAAAGATGGTGTTAAAGAAGCACCTAATCAAAAGTTAACTCCTGGAATATATCCAGAACATATGGTTTATCTTAAATCAGCAGGTATATGTGGTCAATCAGATTTAGTAGAAGTTGTAGGAGATAAGGTAAACATTATTGATTATAAGTCTAATAAAAAAATTGAAACAGAATCTTTTGTTAATTGGGAAGGAATTTCCAAAAAAATGTTATTTCCAGTAAATCACTTAGATGATTGTAATTATTATCATTATGCATTACAGTTAAGTATTTACATGTATATTATATTAAAGCATAATCCTAAACTAATCCCCGGAAGTATTTACATACACCACGTAACTTTTGAACAAGAATCAGAAAATGAATTTGGATATCCTATATACACTAAAGATCAAGAGGGTAATCCAATTGTAAAAGAAGTAACTCCAATAGAAGTTCCTTATTTAAAAGATGAAGTAATATCTCTTGTACAGTATATAAAAGAAAACGGTATTAACAATAAACCAAAATAATATGAAATTTTACCAAGTAAGACATTATGATAAGAACTATCCAGGAAGAACAATAATATTAGGTTATTCAGGTTTGGTGTTATTTAGATATAAAGGTAAGTTGCTTGTAAAGATTAAACCAAATAAAAAATTAAGCAAAAGCTACTCACCAAATGAGGAATATTTAACAGGATATGTTGTAGTTGATAATGACCATTTATTTTTTAATCCATATCTTGCAACTGGACTTATAGATGGTTTTAAAAAATTATTCGGTATAAAACCTAAATCAAAAACTCAAAATCCTTTTTTATGATAGTTAAATTATTTGATTTACAAAATGGTAAGATTGTTCCTTCCGAACATTGCTATACTCTAGATACTCTTAAAAAACTTATGGATACTTATCCAGAGGATCATCTTAAAATATATCAGTACTTGTTCTATATGACCTGCCCTGATCCGGATGCAAATCCTTTTTTTCATGTACCAGAAGCAGATAAAGAAATACTTATATTTAACGAGCTTAATCCTGACTTTTCCACAGAGGATGATGACATACAAAGAGCATTAGCTTTTTGTGAAAAACTTTATGAAACACCAACTAAGAGAGCTTATGATGGAATTAGTAAAGCTTTAGACAGAATAGCAAAGTACATGGCTAATACACCGGTTACCGATGGTAAAGATGGAAACATTGGGCAGATACGGGCTATGGCTAAGGACTTTGAATCAATTAGACAATCTTTTAAAGGTGCCTACAAAGATCTTCAAGATGAGCAACAATCTAGAATCAGAGGGGGTGGTTCTATGGCATATGACCAATAATTATGGAAGAGTTTATTAAAAATATACCTACTTGGAATAATGGTGTTTGGGAAACTACATCTTTTACATTAGATGAGTTTAAATCATTTATTACGGGGTTGTTTAAAGAACCTGGAAAATACCAGTTTGATCAAGATACGTTGTCTATTGGTAAACAAGAAGCTAATAGATTTGAAAAATTAGGATACTATTGTGCTAAACCTTTTAAATCAAAAGACTTTGTTGATTACTGGAACCTGGAAAAAGAGAAATGTAGAAAAGGATTAATTATTAAAAACAATAATACTACTTGGTTTTTAACTCGGGATTATTATATGTGGTTAAACTTCTTACCTATTTTTGATAAAGAGAAAACTAAGTTTGGTTTTGCTAAATTGAGAGATGCTCAGTATCATATGGCTTTGTATGAACTTTTAGCAGAATTAAATTATAAACATGCAGCTATTTTAAAAAAACGGCAAATTGCCTCAAGTTACTTTCATGCAGGTAAACTAATAAATCAGTTATGGTTTGAAGAAGGTGTTACCTTAAAAATGGGAGCAGCTCTTAAAGATTATATTAATGAAAAAGGTACTTGGAAATTTCTAGATGAATATGCTAACTTTTTAAATGAGCACACTGCTTGGTACAGACCTATGAACCCTAAAAAGGTTCTTATGTGGCAACAGAAAGTAGAAGAAAAAGTAAATGGTAGAACTAAAGATAGAGGACTGAAAGGTACTATACAAGGTATGTCTTTTGAAAAAGATCCTACTAACTCTGTAGGTGGTCCGGTTAAATACTTTTTTCATGAAGAAGCCGGTATTGCACCTAAAATGGATCAAACTTATGAATACATTAGACCAGCATTAAAATCAGGATTTGTAACAACAGGGTTGTTTATAGCTGCAGGATCAGTGGGTGATTTAGATCAGTGTGAACCTTTAAAAGATATGATTGTAAATCCGGCATCTAATGATATCTTTTCAGTAGAAAGTAATTTAATAGATAATAAAGGTACATTGGGTTTATCTGGTTTGTTTATTCCTGAACAATGGTCAATGCCTCCTTTTATAGATGACTATGGTAATTCTAAAGTTGAAGAAGCTTTAAGTGCTTTAGAAGAACAATTTAGTAATTGGAAAAAAGATTTAACTCCGGAGCAGTATCAGTTAAGAATATCTCAGCATCCTAGAAATATAAAAGAAGCTTTTGCTACAAGAACGGTATCTAAATTTCCACAACACTTACTGTCACATCAAGCAGAAAGAATTAGAAATAAAGAATATCCTTATGAGTTCTTAGATATATTTTCAGATGGTCAGGGGAAACCCCAAGTAAAAATAACAACTAAGTTACCTGTGTCTGAATTTCCTGTTTCTAAAAAAGCTACTGATAAAACAGGAGTTTTAGTAGTTTGGGAAAGACCTGTTGAAAACCCAGAATTCAATATGTATTATGCATCTATTGACCCGGTATCCGAGGGGAAAACAGTAAGCTCTGAATCATTGTGTTCTATATATGTTTATAAAAGAAAAATACAAGTTAAAAAAATTAACGGTACAGAAGTAACTACATATGTTGAAAGAGATAAAGTTGTTGCTGCTTGGTGTGGTAGATTTGATGATATAAATAAAACACATGAAAGATTAAGATTAATCATAGAGTGGTACAATGCTAAAACTTTAGTTGAAAATAACATATCTCTTTTTATTAATTATATGATTGGTTTAAATAAACAAAAATATTTAGTGAGAAGAGATGAAATGGTTTTTTTAAAAGAGTTAGGTTCTAATTTATCTGTATACCAAGATTATGGTTGGAAAAATACGGGACGGTTATTTAAAGATCATTTATTAAGTTATGTAATAGAATATCTAAAAGAAAGTATTGATGAAGAAACAAAACCAGATGGAACAGTAGTTAAAACTACATATGGTGTGGAAAGAATTCCGGATCCAATGCTAATTGTAGAAATGCAAGCATATGAAGAAGGACTTAACGTGGATAGACTAGTTTCTTTTGCAGCATTAGTTGCTTATATTAAAATATTAGAATCTAATACTGGTATAAAAGAGAGAGTTGAGAAAGATGATGCTGCTAAAAATTTGGAAAAGTCCACAAAATTGTATAAATTAAATAAGAGCCCGTTTCGGCATTTATCACCAAACAAAGCTCAAGGTGTAAGAAAAAGCGCATTTAAAAATCTTAAATAAAAAAATATGCAAGTAGTTTCAGCAATGCAACTTAAGAAAGGTGTTAAATCTAAAGAAAATAGAATGGGTGCAATAACCCAGCCTTTACAGTTTTTACCAAACAAAGAAAAAGATAGAGAATGGGCAGCATGGAATCTTGATTGGCTTGAGTGGAACGGAGTAAAACAAATAAACAAAAAATCTAGAAGACTCTTAAAAAATTATAAGTTAGCTCAAGGTGTTATAGATAAAACAGATTACATTGTAGAAGAAGATCCTGAGTATAGAGATGTTATAGAATATCTTACTCAAGAAGATGACACAGCTTTAGAGTTAAAATTTTATCCTATTATTCCTAACGTTATAAATGTACTTACTTCAGAATTTGCTAAAAGAAATACTAAAGTAACTTATAGAGCTGTAGATGAGTATTCTTACAATGAGCTTTTGGAACAAAAAAGAACAATGATTGAAGATGTTCTATTATCTGAAGCTCAAACTAAAATAATTGCTGCTATGATGGAACAGGGAATGAACCCTGAGTCAGAAGAAGCTCAACAACAACTTAATCCTGAAAATCTTAAGTCACTACCTGAAATAGAAAGTTTCTTTAAAAAAGATTACCGTTCTATGTATGAGCAGTGGGCAGAGCACCAACACAGAGTAGATGTAGAAAGATTTAGATTTGAAGAGTTAGAGGAAAGAGGTTTCCGTGACATGCTTATTACAGATTCTGAATTCTTTCATTTTAGAATGATGGAAGATGATTATGATGTTGAGTTGTGGAACCCTTTGCTTACTTTTTATCATAAAGCTCCGGGAACTAGATATATGTCAGATGCTCATTGGATTGGGAAAACAGAAATGATCACTGTAGCAGACGCTATTGATAAATATGGATATCTTATGACAGAAGATCAAATGGAGGCCTTAGAAGCAGTCTATCCTATAAGATCAGCTGGTTATACAATAGGAGGTCAACAGAATGATGGTTCTTTTTATGATACTTCACGTTCTCATGAATGGAATACTAACATGCCTTCTCTAGCAATGAGACAATATACTTCAGCAGTAGGTCAAAGAGTAGCTGGAGGAGCAGATCCAATTAACCAAGTATTATATAACAGTGAAGATTTTGATAATGAGGGAACTGCGTATCTGGTACGGGAAACTGTTGTATATTGGAAATCACAAAGAAAACTGGGTCATTTAACTAAAATAGATGATACAGGAGATGTAGTTCAAGAAATTATAACAGAGGATTATAAAGTATTAGATAAACCTGTTTATGATAATAGATTAATGAAAAACAAAACTAGAGATAATTTAGTATTTGGTGAACACATTGATTGGATTTATGTAAATGAGGTATGGGGTGGTGTAAAATTAGGACCAAACTTACCTAGTTTTTGGGGGATGAATAATCCAGACGGATTTGCCCCTATTTATTTAGGTATAGATAAAAATGAAATAGGACCTGTAAGATTTCAATTTAAAGGAGATAACAGTTTGTACGGTTGTAAAATGCCTGTAGAAGGAGCTGTTTTTTCTGATAGAAATACTAAATCAACTGCTCTGGTAGATCTTATGAAACCTTTTCAAATTGCATACAACTTAGTAAATAATCAAATTGCAGATATATTAGTAGATGAATTAGGTACGGTAATTCTTTTGGATCAAAACGGATTGCCTAAACATTCTCTTGGTGAAGATTGGGGTAAAGGTAACTACGCTAAAGCTTATGTTGCTATGAAGAACTTCCAGATTCTTCCATTAGATACTACAATAACTAATACCGAAAACCCACTTAATTTCCAGCATTTCCAAAAACTAGACATGGAACAATCTAATAGATTAATGTCTAGAGTACAGCTAGGGAATTATTTTAAACAACAAGCTTACGAAACTATTGGTATTACACCGCAAAGATTAGGTCAACAAATTGGTCAACAAGATACAGCTACGGGAATCCAACAATCTGTAAATGCGTCTCATGCTCAAACAGAAATGTATTTTATACAACACTCTGATTATTTAATGCCTAGAGTGCACGAGATGAGAACTAACTTAGCTCAGTATTATCAGTCTACAAAACCATCAGTAAGATTAACTTATCAAACTACTAATGAAGACAAAATAAACTTTGAAATTAATGGTGTAGATTTATTACTTAGAGATCTTAATATATTTTGTAGTACTACAGCTAATCATAGATTTGTGTTAGAACAGTTAAAGCAAATGGCTATTTCTAATAATACCACTGGAGCTTCTATTTATGATTTAGGTAGAGTTGTTCAATCTCAATCTATTTCTGAGCTTAATAGTGTAATAAAAGCTTCTGAAGAAAAAGTTCAACAACAAATACAACAAGAGCAAGCGCATCAACAAAAACTTCAGGAACAAGAAATACAAGCTAGAGCTGCAGAAGAACAAGCTAAACGTGATCAAACTGCTGCTGAAAAAGAAAAAGACAGAAGAAAAGATATTCTTGTTGCTGAAATTAGAGCTGCCGGTTACGGTGCTATGCAAGATGTGGATCAAAACTTACAATCTGATTATGTAGATTACATGGATAAACTTCAAGAATCAGAAAGATATCAGGCACAAACATCCTTACAAAGAGATAAGATGACTAATGATACTATGCTTAAAACTGAAAAGCTTCAGATTGAAAGAGAAAAACTACAAGCTCAAAGAGAAATAGCAGAAAAACAACTACAAGTAGCTAAAGAAAATAAAAATAAATACGATTTTAAACCAGAAAAAAGTAAAGGAAAAGAATAGAGATTATCTTTTTGCCATATAATGCGTTTTTTATTTTTTTAAAACTTATTTATTTTAAATTTAATAAGTTTATAATTTAGAAAATACCTATATTATTATTGTACAAACAAACAAAACCAACAAGTATGTTACAAGAAAATGAAACTATTAACGAATCTACAACGGTAGAGGAGTTAGATTTAAACATTGATGAGATTTTTGGTGTAGGTGCTGATAGCATTATGACACCAGAAGAAGAAAAGTCAAAGTCTTTTTTTAAAAAAGAGACTGTAGACACCACGTTCCTTGACAACCCGGATAAACAAACTTCTACTACTGAAGTAAGTCCAGAATCAACTGCGGACATTGACAATTTAGTAGAAGAAACAATTCAACAGTTAGATGAATTAATTTCAGAAGAAGAAACTAATCAAGCTAAAGGAGGCAGACCAAAAATAGATAAAAGCGGTCTACTTGAAATAGCTAGTAAAATGATTGAAGAAGGTAGTTTAATTCCTTTTGATGATGACAAACCATTAGATGAATATACAGCTGCTGACTTCCGTGAGTTATTTGAAGCTAATTTTCAAGAACGTGAAGCTGCAGTTAAACAACAGGTACCACAAGAGTTTTTTAATTCTTTACCTAGAGAGCTTCAAGTAGCAGCTAAGTATGTTGCTGATGGCGGACAGGATCTAAAAGGACTATTCAAAACACTGGCTCAAGTAGAAGAAGTGTTTGAATTAGATGTTACAAATGAAAGAGATCAGGAAGAAATTACAAGACAATACTTCTATGCTACTCAATTTGGGACAGCAGAAGAAATTGAAGCAGAAATTGAGGATTTAAAAGATTTAGGTAGATTAGAGAAAAAAGCAGAACAGTTTAAGCCTAAACTTGACAAAATGCAAGAATCTATTGTTCAGCATAAACTTGCAGAACAAGAGGCACAAAAACAAAGACAAGCTGAAGCTGCTCAATCTTATACAGAAAATGTGTATAATACACTGTTAAATGGTGAATTAAATGGTTTAAAAATTGACCGTAAAACACAGAGCATGTTGTATAGTGGATTAGTTCAACCTAATTATCCATCTATATCTGGCAGAAACACAAATCTGTTAGGGCACTTGTTAGAAAAATATCAGTTTGTAGAACCAAGACATGATTTAATTGCAGAAGCTTTATGGTTACTTCAGGATCCTGATGGATACCGCTCAAAATTAAAATCACAAGGTTCTAATGAAACTGTAGCTAAAACGGTTAAAACTTTAAAAACAGAAGAAGGTAGAAGGTTAACCTCTAGTGGTACTAATATAGAATCTCAAGTGAGAACAAACAGTAGCCCTAAAAGAACTTTACAAAAACCAAATAAAAACATATTTAGTAGATAAATAAATAAATAAATAAATAAACAAAAACAAATGAGTACACCAGTTTTAAACAATGGTATTTTTCTACGGGATACCGCTTACCAAGTAAGTTCACACGTAGATTCTTATCACTTAGTTAATATGCTAAAAGACGCAGAGCCTATGGATATGGGACCTGTAGATCTTTGGGCTATGTCACAAAAAGTAGAGATGCCACTTTATCAAATGGCTAACTTTGGTGGTAAAAACGTAATTATGGTTGACAATGCTCGTGGTGAGTATAAGTGGCAGACTCCTGTATCTCAGGATCTTCCTTATATCATTGAGGATATTGAACCAGCCAATGAGTACAAAGGAGTAGATGGTACATCTTTCCGTATTAAACTTAACAAGCGTGAATTTGGTCACGGAGACATTATTACTTATGATAAGTATAATGGTGTGGAACTTTACATTACTGATGAAGATATTCTTCCTACAGGTGATGGTTTTGTTTACACAGCTACTTTGGTGAACAATGCTAATGCACGTTTTATTGAAAACCGTTTCTTGGCTTCTGGAACTAAGTTTTTCCGCAAAGGTTCTGCACGTGGTGAATACGGAGAAAGATTCTCTGATATTTCTACAGGTGCTGGTTTCCGTGAATTCTACAACTTTGTAGGTAATGCTGAAGCTCACGTACATTATTCAATTTCTTCTCGTGCAGATTTGATGTTGAAAGGTGGTATGAATGCAGATGGTACAGTTCCTGTAACTGAAATCTGGAGAAACTTTGACCGTACAATGGATCCTTCTATTAACTCTTTGGAGGACATGGTTAAAGTTATGGGTAAAGATAAAGTGAAGAAAGCATTTGACAATGGTGATCTTTCTAGAACTTTCTTGACTCAAATGGAATCAGCACATTTGACTAAAATTGCTAAAGACATTGAAACTTACTTGATGTGGGGTCACGGTGGTCGTGTACGTCAGGATGGTCCAGATGATGTTAGATTGTCTGTAGGTCTTTGGAAGCAGTTGGATAACTCTTTCAAGAGAATCTATAACAAGAATAACTTTACATTAGATTTGTTCCGTGGAGAAATCTATAACTTCTTTAATGGTAAAGTAGAATTTGAAGGTCCAGATCCAAAACGTCAATTGATTGTACAAACAGGTATGGCAGGTATGCGTTTGGTTAATGAGGCTATCAAAACTGAAGCTATTGCATCAGGTCTTGTTATCCAGGCTTCTGACATCGGGGCAATCACTGGTAAAGGTATGGACTTGAACTTTGGTTTTGCTTATACTTCATATGTAATCCCATTCCTTGCTAATGTTAAGTTTGTTCTTAACCCAGCATTTGACAATGTTCATACTAATGACATTGAGAACCCAATCATTGATGGTTACCCACTTTCTTCTTACTCATTTATTATCTTTGATATCACTGATAATACTAATGACAACATTTACTTGTTGAAGAGATCATGGGATCACCAATTGAAGTGGTGGTATCAAAATGGTACTATGGACTATATGGGACGTAGCCAAGGTTTCCAATCTTCAGGTCAGTTTAATGGATACCGTGTAATGATGACACAAACTTATCCAGCTATCTGGGTTAAGGATCCATCTAAAGTATTGAAGATAGTTATGCGCAACCCTGTTACTGGCGGTTCGTTCTAATAATCAATAAGTTACAATCACAGAGGGACATCAATAGCCCTCTGTGATTTTTTTTTAAATTTTTAAACCAACAAAAAAATGAGTACAGATTTTACAATGGTGGAGGTTCCATCACAAAAGAAAAAAAGTAAGATAGCAATTAGACCTTACTTTGATCAAACCCAAGACAACATGGGATTAGAAAACTACAAATTAGTTTTGTATGATGGTGTTGTACATTTTGAGCAATTAGCTTGTTTAGAAAATAATGGTATAATAAGATATGTTACTGGATTGAATGAGTTTGCTCCGGAAATTAAATTATTACCAACAGAACAAAAGGAAGCTAAAATTAAACAGATTAGAGAAACAATAGCTGAATTAGAAAAAGAACTGGCAGCTAATGTTATTGATCCTGAAGATAAAGATTTTTGGAATAAGGTGCAGTTGTTACGTCCTAACAATAGTGCGTTTTGGAATAAGATTCATTTGCAATGTAGCAATGAACCTTTATTTTTAGATCCTACAGATCCTTATGATAGAATTAAAATATATGCTATTGAGGCCGGAGGATTTGATTTAGTAGCTAAAAGTTATGAAGATGCTAAAACTAAAATTCGGGCACCTAAGTTTTATTTGGATAAAGAGGAACAAACTGTTTCAAGTAGAACTGAATATAAGAAAATGAGAAATAAAGCATTAGCTGAGTTAGAAACACTTTCTAATAAAAACACTACTAAACTATTCTACATTGCTAAAGTAGTAGATGCACATAGTGTTCAATATAGAAAGTCTACACCAACTGATGTAATATATGAAAACATGGATAAGCATATCAATGGTGAAGGAACAGAATCAAATATGGAAAGAGCTGTAAAATCATTCCTTGATGCTGTGAAATCAGATATGCAATCTTTAAAACTAAGAGCAATTGTAAAAGATTCAGCTTATTATAAGTTAATAACAAATAAATCAGATGGTTACTTGTATCATACAAAATCTGGATCTATTTTAGGAAGAAATGTATCAGATGTAGTTGAATACTTGAAAAACCCAATGAATGAAGACATTTACAAAGCACTTAATGAAGAGATTGAAAAACTTTGGAATATGTAACTAATTAAATCTATATATAATGAAAAGTGTTAAAAAAACAAGTGTTAAAAAATACCAAAAAGGTGCACAAACAGGGGCTACAAATGTAGGTAAAAGTACTACTACTAAAAAAGGTTCTATGGCAACAATGTCTAAAACACCTATTACCCCCAAAGCTGCATACGGGAGGGCTGTAAAACCAGGTATGATGAAAAAAGGAGGAACTGCTAAAAAATCTAAATAATAATTAAGATGAGAAGTCCTAAACGCAAAGTTGCCAAATTAGAAAAAAAAGAAGATAAATTTCTGTATAAAGCAGACAAAGCTGTTGATGAAGGTAGACAAAGAAAAGCTGATAGACTTTATAGAAAAGCTGATAAAACCGGAAACCGTATAGCTGCTGCTAGTGCAAAGATAGACTCTGTAACAATGAAAAAAGGCGGATCAACTAAATCTTTTCCTGATCTTAATAAAGACGGTAAAGTGACCAAAGCTGATATCCTTAAAGGTAGAGGCGTTATTAAGAAAAAAGGTGGAACTATTAAAAAATAATAATCATGATTGGTAAAATGAAAAACCCTAATGACATGTCTGTATTTGAAGTACAGACTGTAGCAAAAGGAAGAGTAGGTGGAATCAGTGTTGCACCGGCTACTGCACAAATGAAGGCTAAAGGACGTGTAGGTGGTATCTCCAAAGCTCCTGCAAAAGCAATGCCTTGCTAACATTACTTCCGGGATTAATTTCCCGGAAGTTTTTTTCTGAATAAATATGGCAAAGAGTAAAGTAAATGAAGCGGGTAATTATACAAAACCCGGAATGCGTAAAAAGCTTTTTGAAAAAATAAAAGCAAGTAGTAAAGGAGGAGATCCTGGAGAATGGTCCGCTAGAAAAGCACAACTACTTGCTAGTGAGTACAAAAAAAGTGGTGGTGGTTACAAAACTAAAAAATAATGGCTAAAGCAGCATCACAAAAAAGTTTAGATAGGTGGACCAAACAAAAATGGACTACAGCTTCTGGAAAACCATCAGGAGAAACAGGAGAAGTGTATGCTCCTGCAAGAACAATTTCTAAATTAAAAAGTAGTGAGTCTGGTAGAAAAAAATTAGCTGCTGCCAATGCTAAAAAAAGAGAAGCTACTAAACAAGGTAAGCAACATGCTAGTCATAACTTACATAAGGGAAAAAAGAGATAACAATGGCACAAAAGAAAACAGCTGCTTGGACAAGAAAAGAAGGAAAGAATGCAACAGGAGGTCTTAATGCAAAAGGTGTTGCTTCATACCGTAGAGAAAATCCGGGAAGTAAACTTAAAATGGCAGTAACTACTAAACCCTCTAAACTTGATCCTGATAGTAAAGATGCTAAAAGAAGAAAGTCTTTTTGTGCTAGAATGTCTGGGGTTAAGGGTCCAATGAAAGATGAAAAAGGAAAACCTACAAGAAAAGCACTTGCTTTGAAAAAATGGAACTGTTAATATTTTAATATTATGAAAAAAAGTGAAAAGCCGTCAACCGGACTAACTAAAAAACAAAAGTCAGCTGTTGCTAAAAAAGCAAGTGCTGGAAAAGATATTGGTAAAAAAGGTAAAAACTTTGACAAAGTAGCTGCTGCTGCAGGCGGAGGAGAAAAAGGTAAAAAAATAGCAGCAGCTGCAATGTGGAAAAATATTAAAAGATAATGCTTAATCAAACAATTATATTAAAAATAAAACAAAGGTTAAATAAACTTGATTCTCAAGATTATGATAACATTGAAACCTGGGAAATTATTGAAGCTTTTAATAAAGCTCAAGTAGAGTGGACCAGAAGACAACTCCATGGCCTTAATATTGTTAAAGAAGGTGATGAACAATCTACTAGAAGAATAGATGATCTTCAAGTATTACTTAATACAATTCCTGTTTCTTTGAATAATTCAGATCTTTACCAGTACGGTCCTATTCCGGAAAATTACCTACAATGGAAAAGATTAGATGCTAAAGCTAAAAATGAATGTTGTCCGGATAGACAGCTAATGATTTATTTAGCAGAAGAAGGTAATGCAGTAGAGTTACTTAGAGATAAAGCTAAACAACCTAATTTTGAATGGGCAGAAACGTTTGCTACATTAAAAGATAATAATGTGTTAATTTATAATAATGGAGAGTTTCAGTTAACTGATGCCTCTTTAACTTATTATAGACAACCTACAAGAATTGAAATAACGGGTGTAATTAATCCTTATACCACTACTGTTTCAACAGCTGATGTAGAATCAGTATTTAAAGATGATATTGTTGAATTAATTGTAGATGAAGCTTTTAGCATTTTAGCGGGAGATATTGAATCTCCTAATCAAATGTCTAGAGGTATGCAAACTGCAGAAAGAAATAACTAATTAAAAACTTATTAAAAAAATTTATTATGGAAAAATCTAGAATGTTAAAAAGACCAGAAGTAATCAAATTGCCGGAATCTATTGGGATCCCTAATATTGATAAGGCAAGTTCAGGAGCAACAAAAGAAATCCCTGACTTTAAAACAATGAATCCGTTAATTTCGGAAAAATGTGTAGAGTATCTTAACTACAGAATTCAACAAGAAGAATATTCTTCAAGAATTTATATGGCTATGACAATGTGGTTAGACGAAAAAGGCTTTAAAGGAGCTGCTGCATTATGGAGAAATTATTCAGATGAAGAACTTACACATGCAGATATTGCGCGAAAATATTTATTATCTTTTGGTGTACAACCTGTGACTCCAAGATTAGATCAACCCCAACAAGATTTTAGAGGAAGTTTGCCTGAAATTATACAACTTTCTTATGAACACGAAATAGAGATTTCTTTTCAAATTAAGAAAATGGCAGATTATGCTTTAAGTATAAAAGATCATATGCTATATGAATTGTGTCTTTCTTATTTAAAAGAACAAGTAGAAGAACATGATAAAATGCAAACGTGGGTAGACAAGTTAAAAACTTTTGGTACAGATCCATTAGCTTTAAGACTTTTAGATAACGACATGCAAGAAATTGCAAAATAATATTTTCCTAAAATAGTTGTTTTTGTAAAAACTATTTATTATATTGTATTATATTTATAAACTTAAAAAAAAGAAAAATGGCTTATTTTAATCACGCATTTCGCAAAACGTTCCTTGCAACAGGAACCACGCGCACTTCAGTACCTGTAGTAAACCTAGATGGTTCTGCTGCTACAGCTACAACTGATGGTGCATTGTTAGTTACTGCAGGTTTACCTACAGTAGTTCTTAATCAATTGTCTAAAGTAGCTAAAGCTGCTGGTGTTCCTCGTACATCAGGGTATGTTGGTTTCTTTAGCCCAGAAACTCATTTGAGTGTAGTGAGTCCTTCTAGGTGTTGTCCTTTGTATATTGCTGGTTCAGCAATTCAAGCAAATGACAAAATCGGTCCTTTCCACGGTGGGTATACTGAAACTAATAAATCTAAGACAATTAACCCTAAGTATGTATCACGTTTGTACTATCAAGAAGCATGTCCTGCTTCTAATGAAGTAGTACACGTTGGTAATACTCAATTTACAGGAGGTTTGGTTACCGGTATTTCTATTTTGACTCCGGGTTCTGATTTAACTGATGGTACCGTTACTATTACTTTAGAACAAGCAGGAAATCCAGCTGGATTAGGAGCTACTGCAGAATTAACAATTGCTGGTGGTATAGTAACAGCCGTTACAATTTTAACGCCAGGTAGTCAATATCTAGGAATTACAACAATAGCTGATGCAGCTATTCCAGGTGATCCTGGTGCTGTTCAACCTACTTTTACAGTTAATGTTGGTCCATCTGCTGAGTGTAATTCAACATTTTTGTGTAACGAAACTTACTCTTTACGTGTAGATATTAAAGGTTCTCCTGTATTGCGTTTCTTGAACCGTAATACATACTTTACAGCTGACGCTTATACAGGATGTTGTCCTGATGATGCTATTGCTCCAGTACCTGTTGATTCAACTTTGGTATACATTGAGTGGGCTAAGCAATTGGTCGGTTCTCCATTAATTTCTCCATTTATTCAAATTGTAATTACTGCAGCTGATGGTACATTGCTTTATGCTCCGGGTACAGTAGGTGCTGCAAATACTTGGGATACATATGTATCTCCTGGTTATGTAACAGGACAAGTAGCAGGTATGACAATTTTTGGTGCATATGTTGATACTAAATTTGGTGACTGTACTTTCCAAACAAGTGATTTCTTTGAGAAAGAGCCTGTTAAAATTTACACATCTATGGTAGACTATACAGGTGATCCATGTGAATTTCAAGGATTGTGTGTAGTTAAAGAATGTGAAGCCAAACAAGCAGAAGGTTTTGGTGAGCAAGTTGCTCGTGACTTTATCTTGTCTGAAGCGTACCGTCAGAATTTCTTCCATAGTGATTTGAGAATTCGTGAGATTACTCAAGGTAACCAAATTCTAGAAGATGTTGACCGTTCTGCACAATATGACAGAGTGTTCTTGTTGCATAGTGTTCCACGTTTCAACAATCCTTCTTCTACATTTGATAATGATCAATACTTGTTAGAGTTTGTTGGTTCAGCTGCATCTTTAGGAGAATTGTTTGCTGATCTAGGAGCTTGGTTGGAAGACTGTGGTACTTGTAACATTGAATCTTTTGATTGTTCAGATCCTTGTGAGTCAATAGTACCTGTGGTACCTGTGATTGACTAGTGATAATGGTAAAAAACAACCATTGGTTTACAATTAAATATTAATTTAAGGAGAGTGGGAGGTTACCTCTCCTCTCCTTTTTTATTAAATAATATGACACATAAACTGAGTTTAGAAGTACCTACCGTATTGAATACTTGTATCTTAAAGATATTTGACACAAGTGTTTACGCAGATCTATTACCTGTAACTTGTCCTACAATACAGATAACAGTTCCTGGATTTAATCTTCCTGAAAACATTCCGTTTACTCCGGGGTCTAGTCCGGTAATTACAGCTTGTATATTAGGTTTACAAATTAATGATTGTACTACAGAACTATATCCTATTCCAGACGGTATTTATATTATTAGATATAGTGTATCTCCTAATGAAACAGTTTATGTTGAATACAATCATTTAAGAATATCTAAAGCTTTAACTAGATATACAAGTATTCTTTGTGATTTGGAACTTGCTGCATGTGAACCATCAGCAAAAATTAAAAAGAAATTAGATAAACTTATAGAAATAAAAAGTTATTTAGATGCTGCAAAAGCTAAAGTAGAATACTGTCATGAGCCGGATAAAGGAATGACATTGTATAATTACGCTATAAAACTTTTAGATAAATTAGAATGTAAAACTTGTTAACTTATTTAAAACCAACTATATGAGTGTTTGTCCTAATTGTAAATCCAGATTGAGCTGCGGTTGTCAGAAAAGAACAGCTAATGACAGTAAGCAGGTATGTACTAAATGTGTTACTAA